ATTGTCATGTCTGCCGTATATAACCACGATAACGTTAATGCCCCAGCGATCCTGGGGCCTGGAGTGCCGCCTTCTCCTGAGATTGAAGACGATGCCGGGGTCAACCCGAAGGGAGGCAACGCTGCTCCTGTACTTACAGCGAATGGGGCGGAAAGCAAATCACCGCTTTCCGCCCCCCCATCCGGTCCCATGAAGCCACCAATTATTCATGATCGACAACATAAGAAAAAGTTGTCGACTGTTACTTGCAACCATAAAGATTGCGCGAAAAGCGTCAAAGCCCCGTTTAAATTCTGCGTGGCTCATAAAGAATATGGAAAGAGTAACAAACAGGCCCATCCTAGTACGATGCAACAACAACTGGCAGTTGAAGTTGTTGAGGAAAAGACAGCCGAAGCACAGTACACACCGATAAAAGAATTGAACGAAGCAATCAAAATTGCGGAGCTCAATACTAAATTGCGTGCTGTGAAACGCTTGGAGGAACAGAAACCTCCAGCTTGGGATGACGTCTATCATAGTGTCATCGAGAAAAGAGGGTTCTATTACTGCACCAAAGATCGCAGTGATGAGAACCTCGTCTCCACCCTACTGAAAGAGGAGGAAGCTGTCCTGGCCTCCGTGGGTGTAAACCAAATTAAAAACAGCTTTTGGGTTCAACCAACCATTGTTCAACGCCGCGAAAGGTTTGAATCGCGTTGGTACCTAACCGTCAATCAGATGAAATATTTTGAAATACACTTGCCGCATGTCCAAATCATTGCCGCAAATGTCCAGCAATGTCACGAGCATCCCATTCTCAACATTACTAGGTACCTAGCCTCTGAGCTAGCATTTCAATACATCTGTCGTCACACAAAGTTGAGCGTTCATAACAAGCTCATCGATGTTGGTGCCAATACAAGCCAGTTCGTGCGCCGGCGCAACACTCTATTGAGTGCTGCTGCCTATCACGCAAACTGCCCAATATTGTCGCCTAGTGATGTGCACCGTCGCCTCCACTCAGGGCTGCAACCCGGAGCGGGGCTATGTATGTGTAAAGCCCAGCACTGTGCGTGTGTTTCACCCACAGACAGAGGCGCCCTCTTGATGGTCCACTCATTGTATTATTTCGACCCGGAGACTATTATCAACATGATTCAAAACACCAATAGCAAGATATTAGTTGCTGTTGTTCATTGTTTCGATGACGCGTATGGTAGTTTGTCAAACGGGGAGGCTACATACATGATGGCCGACTTGAGTACCGTATCCATGAAAGTAAAAGGTAATCAGCACACATATGTGCACTCAAACCTTAACTGGATGCGTAAGTCGCACTACTCCTCTAAGTCTGGCTTGGTCCAGCTGGTGTGGTGTAAGTTGTCCCAAATAGGTGACCAGTCTTTGTATTCCTTTACCGTCCATGTGGGGAAGTTTGAAGACGTTCCTAGTGTCCCTGTTAACATCTCAGCTTCAATCAAAGATTCCGATTATTATGGCCCAGTCTCAATGGCTGGTGCTTTTAATGATTCGTCTAGAATCAACGTTCCTGGTGAGGTTATTGGTATTTCCGACTTACAATTCTATTCATGGGGGTCATTCGTTATGGCCTATCAACACACTGCACAACTCAGTCTAATGTGTCCAAAAGGGCTCGTTTCGCAGTGTTCAGCTTACATTTCTGGTAGAAAAAGAAGCACTGACATCTTTGCTTCTCTGCTAAATTACGTTCGCTACAATTCTTCAAAGTACAACATCCCTCCCGAAATGATAGACTCCACGTCTTTTGTAGCGGCTTGCCTAGGGTTTGTTAAAAATGTTGCTTTGGAGGCTTCCGCCATGCATTCTATCATCAAGCCCTCTCTTAGTGTTGTTTCAGTGCACACAGAGGCGCTCTCTTTCAAGTTCAAAACTGTTTGGAATTGGAAGAAGGCGGCGGCCGCCGTGATAGCAGCCAGTGTCATGGGGGTGGCTGCTACTGCATTGCCAGTAGTTGGCCCGGCTCTAATGAGTCACCCAGCCCCCATGTTGGGTCTAGCAGCAGGGTTTGCAAGCCTTGTTCATTTTTTTAAGAAAAAACTAGGCCCTCTTAGTGACCCGTTTAGTGCTTATAAAGCCGACCGGTCTTCCAATTCTTCTCGCTTAGCCGTTCAGCATGTTCCCGCTCAATCCCTTCCCACTACTTCCGTTCCTGTGACTATTGAACAGGTATTGGAAATGCCTATAGACGAAACCGCCCACTTCAAACCAGGCGATTTAACGGCTATTAAGGCGTTTGTTGGTCCGGTCGTGGCGGGTATAGTAACTACCACATGTATTCCAGTGGTACAGGATAATTCCGCTTTGAGTTCAGCTGCGGCCATAAAGAGCCGCACCGTGAACCCTCAGCCTATACATACTGACGCTTTCAATTCTGATTTTTTTGATTTATACACAGCTTACACAGAATTTACTTTTGATAATCAATTTCCAGGATTGCGCGAGAATCCTGTAGTTGCTCTCACTCCTTTTGAATGGAGATCAAAATTCCCCCTAGCCCAACAACGCATTTTGGAACAAGCTTATCGGGAAATGGAAACTGGCCATTATAGTCTCTCTAGAGAGGCTTTGGCTTCAGGATTTCCTAAGAGAGAACTGCTAACCAAGTCTGATATCGACGGTGTGTCCAAATTGGCGCCACGTATGATACAGGCATGTACCCCTATTTACAACCACAAGGTCGCACCCTATGTTTCGGCATTTGCTAAAAGGCTCATGTTGGTCTGGGATGTTTCCAACCCTCTTGGGCCGATGTACACTTCTGGAGCTTCTGCTGAGGCTGTCGGAAATGCATTTGCCAAGGCTTTCGAACATGGCTGCTCGGTCTCGTCCATTGAAGGAGACTTTGAGCGTTTTGACTCTACCATCCATGATAGGTTTTTGCGGTTTGAAACCAAAATCTATCAAATGAGTGGGGCGAAGGACGGTGTATTGCAAGCCTTGGATGCTAGCACCAACACTGGAGGGCGTGATAAATGGGGAACCGAGTACTCCGTCGATGGAACCCGTTATAGCGGGCGACCAGCGACGTCAGTTGGCAACACAATGTTGCAAGGAACCGCTATCAGGTTTTGCATAGCGTTCCATCACTTCCAGCTTCACAAAGAATGGTTGATTCCGTCTGAATTAGACGCGATGTATAAACTGGTTCTACTGTTGCTCGGGGATGATAATCTGTTGCTCGGACAGAGTTTGTTTGTTGAGTCCCTGTACCACGTATTGCCCGCTCTTTTATTGATGCTTGGGTTGAAACTTGTGCCTAAATTGCACCGTGGCCCTAGAGCTCGCACTCATTCTTCATTTTGTTCCCAATTATTTTACCCCGTTGAAGGGGGTCTCACTGTTCTGGGACCAATGATTGGACGCTGTTCAGCCAAGGCTGGCTATTATTGTGATCCACCACCAAATATTAACATGAAGCGCATGATACGTGGGGATGCTTTGGGCCGTTATAGAGACTGCTCTTACATTCCCATGTTGAGATGTTTGTGGAAAAAAATGATAGACTTGACCAGTGACGTGCCCCAAAATAAAGTTTGGCGCAGTCGAGATCAAAAGCGATATGATATGTATGCAGCCCATTCCCTTGTTACCCACAGTGCTTGTGAAGAAACATGGGCTATGGTCCACGCCGTGTACGGTATCACAAAACACGATGAAGAAGTTTATTCCAAACAATTGTCTACTGTAACTTCCCTACCCTGTGTAGTCGACAACCCGTCGTTGGCCCATTCACAAGCTGTGGATGGGGTAAGCACCAACCATCACGACCAACATTTCGTAGATCAGGATATAGTAGAATCCAAAGGTACAACCTTGGAATATGATCAAGCAGTCAAAGCCGTCTTAGAAGACGAGCGCGTTACTGTGCATGCTTGCATAACCAATACTAGACCGTTCTTAATCGATCTTGCATTCTCTGAGCGGAAGTTTAGACACAAACTAGCTAGTCTAATACCTCCTGCTATGCCTGATCCGTGCCCCAAGCCGAAAGGCGTGGACGCAAAGGCGTTTTGGAAGTTGATACCCATTTAAAAGGTCCTATACCGTGTGATCTAAGTGGTTTGCCACTATTGATTACATTGGTAAATGCCCCGATGCCTGGTTCCAAGTCCAGGAATGAGTGGTTGCTTCCACTTAAAGCATGAGGACCAATTCTTGCAAGGAATGTTGTGTGGCTTGGTATGCCACGTGTCCCAATGGGCCGCAACCGATCCCAATCTTAACCTTCACTGTTACTGATTGATTCCCTAGCGTTCTAGTCCTTGCATGGCCGAAACACCTACCACTGTGGGCATCGCTCCCACTTTTAATGACCCAGTTATCTCCTCGTGTCCCCCCATTAGTGAAGAGGATTTTAACTTCGCCCTGCTCTGCTCTGAGCGCCGCCCCACCAAAGCGGAGCTATATAGCAGGCACCTTGAGCAAGAGCGCCGCCTGGCTAAGTGCCGGGCGGCGGCAGTTGACTTTTCCACGCCACTGCATGTTTTGGCTGAGTGTGGTGATGCTGCACAGCGTCGGTACGATTTTATCCCCGGCACTGGCATTCGCGTCACCAATTTGTATCCTCGGCAAAACCGAGTAAAGTCTAAGAACTTTGTTCCATACGTGAGAAGTGTTCCCGCTCCCAGGTTAGTTTGTGTCGAATCAAACCCTGGTCCTCCCAATCCCGCTAGTAGCCAAGCCATTTTAAAAATGGTCCAGTCTATAGTGACAAAACATCCCGATGTCACCCATGTTAGTGCCACTATCTGTGGCGATGACATACATTATGAATTTACAATACCCAGTAGTGACAAGGATAGTAGTGACGAAGAGGATAGTGATTTAGAGGTGGATTCCCCTATCACTGTATCATCAGCGCCTATTATGGGGGTTGAAGAGTTTCCGAGCAAGTACGCTAAGCTCATAGCCGACCCACAGAAAGGAAATGCCGCTTGTCGGTGTTTGCCTGGCCAGTTATGTGGTCTTCATACTAGCTGTTTCGAAGCGCTTCCCCCCTTCGTATCTAACTTTGCATCCCCTCCCAAAGAGGTTCCTGCCCCGCGCTTGGTAGGTATTGAGCCCAATCCTGGGCCTCAAGGAAAGACAAAGAAGTTGGCTAAAAAGATGGTGGCCATGGCCATCGCCAAGCCAAGCAAGTCTAAGAAATTGAAGAGATCTTTGACCGCTGCTGCCCTTAGACCCCGTCAGGCCGGGTTCAAAGGGCATGGAGATTACCGAGAGATCATTGATGATCTGGGTGGCGTAGCTAAGAAAGCTGTTGGTCAATTAGGAAGTTGGCTTTCGGGCAAGGCAATGTCTTTGTTCGGCATGGGAGATTATTCCTCTCATGAATCTGCCGGAACCTTGAAGTTGGACGATTCTAAAATTGAGTCCAACTCCTTGATTGTTGGCACGTCACCTCCCACTGTGCGAAACAGAGGGCAGGCATTTGTGTTTAGGCACCGTGAATATGTAGCAGACGTTCAACCGTCCGTGAATTTTCAAGTGTCGAGTTATAAAATAAACCCGGGAAACTCCGCGCTGTTTCCTTGGTTGTCGGGTTTGTCCGATGGTTTTGAAGAATACCAGATCACTGGTATGCTGGTCGAGTATAAGCCCTTGGTTTCAGCTGTTTCTGCAAATTCCATTGGAGCTGTTGTTATCTCTACTGAATATAATCCAACCAAACCCAATTTTACTACTAAAGCACAAATGGAAAATTATGAATATGCAACTTCGTGCGCTCCGCACCATTGCATGTTGCACGCCATTGAGTGCAACCCCCAAGAGACCGTGGCTCCCCACAAGCAGATTTTGTTTGGCTCTGTTCCATCGGGCCAAGATCCCAGGTTTTACTACTGGGCAAACATGCAAGTGGCAACCCAAGGTCAAGCAAACACAACAGGAGTTATTGGCGAGTTGTGGGTTACATATGAGATATTATGTTACAAGCCCATTTTTGCCATAGGACAGGGGCTGAATCTCCTGTCGGATCACTATGCGTATCTTATTAGTGGAAACAATGTTGCGGTTTTGACCCCATCAACGACCAATGCATTGGTTCCTCGTCCTGGTTCTTTGCTGGGTACTACTATTAGTACCAATGGAACCATTACGTTTCCTAGCAATATTACCACTGGATATTACCTGGTAACTGTGAGTTTGGCATGTGCCACTGGGTTTGCAAATAGTTGCAACCTCATCGCTGCCTCTCAGGTTTTGGCTAATTGTGCTTTCGTGAATATGTACACAGCAGGCGGCGTTCCTGGGCAGTCCCCACTGCCCGGAGCGACAACATCTAGTTGGGTGGTGGCCACTCAAGGAAATGCCACTACCACGTTTGTTTTGTCCATTAATGCGCCATCAGCTACTCAGGCTTCTATACAGTTGGCGACCACCATCAATTTAACTGGTGCTACTAATTTCGCAGACGTGGTCATTACCCAATTGAACGGGTCGTTGACCTAGTTGACTGTTGTATGGTATTGTCAGATGTTTCTTTGTAGAGTTGCGCCTCCAATGTAGCCAGCACGTTCAATCCGTTAAATAAAATTCTAAAATAAAATAAACAATGTCTTCTTTTGATTGCATATTTTGCTGCGTGCGGGTCTTGAGTGCCACACGTTTTGTTAGTGCTGAGGGTCTTAAGTGCCACAGCCGTTTTCTCTTCGTTTGTGATGAATATCCCCTTTGGTGTCACAGTTCATCTCTCTTGAACGTTTTCCAGTTTCTAGAAACGGACGAGCTGAATTTTTCAGCTCAAGCTACTCTCTATTGAATTAGAACAAGCAGG